ATCTTAGATTGATCTTGACCATTGTAAAACAAACTATGTTCGTTTTCAATTTTACCAACTAACTGTCCGTTAGCAGGATGTAAATTATGAAAGTTCTGTTCGTAAATTTGGTTAATCGCAGAAAAAATATCTAAGGGTACCTGATACTTTAAAACTGATTGACCTAAAAATACAAAATCAAATTTTAATGTGTCCATACTTTTTTCTAACCCTTTCTGGAATATTTTCAATGTAAGGGTTATATACTTTTCTAACGGGTCCATCAAATAGTTTGTGCATATTACTACCCACAACTGTATCATCATAAGATAGACCATTAACTTTTACTTGATTTAAATTATCAAATCTATGGTTAAAATAAGGTTCATCTAAAAATTTATATATCTTTCTAAACTCTTGTTCTGGGTCTGTAACAATGTCATCATACTTTACAAAATGACACATGTCTGGATAATTAGCTCCATCTTTATTCATTAACGCTAATAATTTTTCTTCGTCATTAGAACCTAATTTATTAACAAAAGAATCAGGATTTTCTGTGTACCATTGCATGTAACTTGCAAATACTTCCATTAAATCTCTAAGCAATATAATACATTTAAAACCAGGTTTAAAATGTTTCTTCATTAATTCAAAGTTACCAGGATTACCACTCAACATTACAGGTCCACGATCAATAATTATACGTTGTGACCATTGTTGATAATAGTTAGTAAATACATTATCAAGAACGTTATCTAATGATCTATGATCAGGGAAATTTTGAAAAGTGTCTGTTGTCTTTATTAAATATAAATTTTTTATTATTTCTAAGGTCACAGAGTTAGCAGTTGCAGCTATCTCATGGTTTTGATTCATAATACTTGCAAATAAAGTATTTCCAGATCTAGGTAATGCTACTAAAAAAAATAGCTTACGATTTTTGGTCCCCATCTTGAGTAATTTGTTCTTTTTCTTTGTAACTAGTTTCTAACTCACCAGATTTTTTAATTCTTTGTAAGGATTGTAGTTGTCCCATAATGTTAAACACTTCAGCTTCTGATGAATTGGGAGTTAAAGATTTTGCTTTCTCATGATACTGCATACCATAAGATTCTAATTGATGTTGATTAACATCTTTATCATTAAATGAGCCATCATTAAATTCACCTTTTAATTTAGACCACATTTTAATTTCTCTCATTCTATGTTTAGCCGTTTTCTCCATAGAGGCTTTACCAAATTTAGCTTCATCTAAATCAATTTGATACTTAGTTAGTTTATATTCGTCTTGTTCAGATTCTATTTTTTTCTCTAACCATTTAATTTTTGCTTCGTTTCTTCTGTAATCAAACGATAGTGTCATTAAGTTATCTAAGTAACTTGCTTGTTCTCTAACACACTGCCAATATTTTGCGGCTTTAGTTGGATAACGATTGTCTTGTAATACAGAAAATCTAGCTTCAGTTTCTGTTCGAAACATTTGTTTTTTACTCCAAGTGTCACGAAGTTCATCAACCATACCTTTAAAATCAGTAAGATCGTTTTGTTCTAATAGATTATTTAAATGAGTTTCTTCTTGTTGAATTAAATCTTTTACGTCTTTTTTAACTGTCATATTTATCCTTTATGTTTAAGAGAAATATAACCTATTTAAAATATATTACAAGGTTTAAGAATCTGTAAAAGTAACAGTTACAGGTACACCTGCACCTGTCCATTCTTCTGTTAAGTTACTATAAGAAGGTCCTACTCCACCAAAAATTACAGCTGCTGCAGTTGTTCCACCTGCTCCTTGAAGAGCTCTTCCTGTACTTCTACTTATGTCGGTAGTTTCCGCCCAACTACTTCCATTCCATTGCTCAACATTTGCTATATATGGAGGAGTAGCACCACCAGCACATAATGCTGAAGTGCTGTCAGTTCCTATACAATTTGCTGCATCTCTTCTCGCTGTATTTAAATCCCCAACTTCTGTCCAGCTAGTTCCATTCCAAAATTCAGTTAAGGTAACTTGAGTACCAGGACCTGGAGTAGCACCACCAAAAGCTACTAAATTAGTGCTTGGCCCATTACCCACTAAACTTTGTCGACCAGAATTTAAATCTGAAACTTCAGTCCAAGCTGAACCATTCCAAGATTCTGTAACTGTTTGACTTGGTTGTCCACCAAATGCTAATGCAGCTGTATTAGTTGTTCCAGCTCCACCTACTTCATATCTACCAGTATTTAAATCTGCAACTTCTGTCCAAGAACTTCCGTTCCAACTTTCATTAGCAGGTCCAGGAGTTCCACCAAAAGCTAAAGCTGCAGTTTGTGTTCCAGCTCCACCTAAAAAACCTCTAGCAGAATTTAAGTCTGTTGTTTCTGTCCAGCTTGTTCCGTTGTAAGATTCTACCAAAGATCTAAATGAACTAGGAGCGTATCCTCCAAAACCTAAAGCTGTATTATATGTTCCTGCTGAACCCATACCTGCTCTACCTGTATTCATATTATTACCTGTAGCCCAAGATCCAACAGTCGTAGCACCTTGACCTTTAACCACATTTGATGTTAAGTTATACCAAACTTGTCCTTGAACAGGATTCGCAGGATCCGTAGATACTGCTTCAATGTTTGTGCCATTTATTTCTTTGTATGTTGTCATAATTAATCTGTTGTTATTGTTCTTACTTGTGGTGCGCCTGCACCTGTCCATTCTTCGGTTGCTGTTGTATATGGGTTAGTGCCTCCTCCACTTTTAATAGCTGAAGCAGTTGAAGTTGAATTACCTATAGTATTTTGAACGGCTGTACTTACGTCCGTTGTTTCTGCCCAAGAAGAACCACTCCATTCTTCTACATTAGCAACTTGTGTGCTTGGCATTTGTGCTCCTGATATACATAAAGCAGAGGGTTGAGTTCCTGCTGTTGCCATACGCAATCTAGCAGTGTTTAAATTATTAACTTCTGTCCACGAACTTCCATTCCAAGTTTCTGTATTACCTGTTTGAGTACCAGGAAAAGATGGTAATCCACCAAAAGCTAAAGCTGATGTAGCTGTTCCAACTGTTCCTGAAGATGCTCTAGTTGTATTCATGTTAGGAATATTAGTCCAACTTGTACCATTCCAAGTTTCTGCTGCATTAGTAAATGAAGGAGTTTCACCACCTGTAGCTATTGCATTTGTATTAGTTGCACCTGCCCCAGATACTAAATATCTAGCTGTATTTAAATCATTTACTTCAGTCCAACTTGTACCATTCCAAGTTTCTGTAAGAGCAGATTGTCCTCCTGGATCATAAAATCCACCAAATGCTATAGCTGATGTTTGCGATCCTGCTCCTGCTAAATATCTTCTTGCACTATTTAAATCATTTAGTTCTGTCCAACTTGTTCCGTTATAAGATTCATTTGTTGCTGTATTAGTATAAGTTGTAAGTTCTCCTCCAAATGCTAAAGCAGATGAATTACTTGTTCCTGCTGAACCTGCACCAGCTCTTGCAGTATTCATATTACCACCAGTCGCCCAAGATGAAGTGGTTGTAACAGCTTCAACTTTCATTGTCTGTGAAGTCTCGTTATACCACACCTGTCCCGTTATAGGGTTACCAGGATCAGAACTATAGTTCTGCACTTTTGTGCCATTTATGCCTTTGTACTCAGCCATTTAATTTTATTCCTCTAATGTTATGTCAGTAGGTCTTGTGTTAGTCTCTACTGCTGGTGCTTTCTCAGCATCAGGTAAAGCGTCCCACGCAGCTTGTGCTGCTTGAACCTCTGCATCAACAATCGCCTGTGATTCAGTTAATGTTTTAGTTGTTCCTAACACTTTATTAATCCAAAGATTTGCATCTTTGTTATGTGCGGGAACTCTCCAAACATTACCAGGAAAACCAGAAAATGCAATTTTTCTAGATTCACTATGTTCAATGAATCCCTTGCCCCAGTTTTCTGCTACACAGTATTGATATGTTTTTGCCATAGTTTTCTCCTTATTAACTTGTTGTTATTGTTTCTGTAACTTGTGCTCCTGCTCCTGTAAATTCTTCTGTTGTCGCCACACTAGTTGGCCCAGTATTGCCACCAGCGTATATTGCTCCAGATGGAGTTCCAGATCCCGATGCTCCAGATCTAGCAGTATTTAAATCTGTTGTTTCTGTCCAGCTAGTACCATTCCAAGATTCTGTATTTGCATAAATACTTGGTCCTGCTCTATTTAATCCACCAAAAACTAAAGTATCTGTTATTGTTCCACCACCTTTTAATCCACCCAAATCATTTCTTGCTGTGTTTAAATCTGTTATTTCTGTCCAAGCAGATCCGTTCCATTGTTCTACAACTGCAGTTGCTGTCGGGTAAGATGGAGTTCCACCAATACTTAATGCAGCAGTTACTGTACCTGCTCCTGCATTTTCTTCTCTAGCAGTGTTCATATCAGCTTTATTTGACCAACTTGTTCCATTCCATTCTTCCGTATGAGCGTCTGAAGATGGAACTTCTCCTGGACCACCTCCAAATAATAAAGCAGCCGATTCTGTTCCAGCATTACCTGCCATAGCCCATCTACCATCATTTAAATCTGCTACTTCTGTCCAGCTAGTACCATTCCAAGATTCTGTATCTGCTCTGTAATTAGGAGGACTAAAGTTTCCTCCAAAAGCTAAAACTGATGTATTATCTGTTCCAACACCTCCTAAAAGAAGTCTTCCTGTATTTAAATCACTAACTTCTGTCCAAGAACTTCCATTGTAAGACTCTGTTAAAGCTGACACACTTGGGTAAGGTTCTCCACCAAAAACTAAATTAGATGATTGAGGGCCTGCTCCTCCTAATAAATCTCTAGCCGTATTTAAATTCCCACCCGTAGCCCAAGCACTTGCAGCAGCTATTTTTCTAAACTGAAATGAACCTGCAGTAGAATTATACCATACCTGACCTTCGACGGCACCAGTATAATCACCCGCATTGTTTTGAACCGCTGTACCTTGGATCCCTTTGTAGGTAGACATTATTTAGCCTTTAACAACCAACCTTGAGTTCCATCTGTATAGACCAAAGTATTGGCTGCCCTTTCCACTGAAACTGTTAAGTCGGCTGCAGAGCCTTGAATGTTTTCTGAATTTCTTCCAATTGTTAAATTATTTGTATCAAAAGTTCCTGCGTAATCTATGAATGATATTTCATCACCAATTGTTGGAGATGCGGGTAGTGTCATTGTAAATGCACCACTTGTTGTATTTATAAAATAACCTTCACCTGCAACTGCAGTAAAACCAGTTGTCTTAACTGCTTGCCAATCAGTTCCACCAGAGTTATCTACAAAAGATAAATTTCCAGAACCATCTGTTACTAAAATTTGATCTGCAGTTCCTGTTGCTGCTGGGAAAGTTAATGTGTAAGAAGCTGAAACTGCTGTTGGAGCTTGTAGTCCAACATACTCTCCGCCTGTTGTATCTGATAATCTTAAATCACCTTGTGCACCTATTACAAAATTTGTTCCATCCCAAACTAAATTTGCAGAACCACCGAAAGCAGTTCCACCATCATTAAATTGAATTTGTGTATCACTTCCTCCTGGAGGAGATGCTAAAGCTATTTCTTTTATATTAGGATTAGTACCATCGTCAGCAGCAGCAAATAATAATTTGTCACCTTTATCTGTTGTTGCAAAAGTAGATGATGTACCAGAACCTGTTACATATTTAAATTGTACAGTGAAAGAACCTGTTGTTGAATTTCTTAAAAAATAAAAAGTCTCTACGTCTAATGGAATGGTTACAGTTTGATTTCCTGTAATTGTCCCTGTAAACTCAATCATTCTTGCTTGAGCTGTACCTGTTGTATTACCATCAACAACATCTAAATCTGTAGTTTGTACACCACCTGCAATAGATACTTGTTTGAATCCGCCTGTTAACTGTTCAATTAAATCTAAGTTATTATTTGTTTTATCTCCCCATGTACCAGAGTTTTCTCCAGTAACCATTTTTTCTATACCGAGAGGGGTATATGATGATGCCATAAATTTTTATCTCCTGTTTTTATAAAACTCTTATTAGAGTTTTTATTTTACTATTATTAAGCTGCTAAATCAACCTCAGTCCATACATTAGATACATTTGGATCTATCTCAGCCCAAGCTGTAATATTAGGTGTTCCAATATTAGAAGTCATTGAAATACCTGTTAAATCAACATCTGCTGCAGCTGTAATTGTAACTGATCCTATGTTTGAATTTAATTCTTGTCCTGTAACTTCTGCTATAGATACCGCATCTACTTCTCCTATAGCCATAGTCATTGATTGACCTGTAACGGATACATCAACATCGGTAAATGCATCTTCTTCACCCATAGCCATTGTCATAGCTATACCCGTGACATCTACAGGAGTATTTAAATCTACTGTTTCATCACCAATTGTTGAAGTTAAATTGATACCTGTTACTGATAAATTTGCATCTGCTGTTATTGCAACAGATCCAAGACTCATGGTAGCTGCTATTCCATCTACAGCAGGTCCTGCTGTAATAATTTCTGATACTTGACCAATACTTGTATTTAATGTGTGCTCAGTAACATTAATAGATATATTACCATCAGCTGCAATATCTACAGAACCTATTCCCGTAGACATCTGTAAATTAGCAGCATCTAATTTATTAAATGTTGCTTGACCAATGTTAGAATTTAAAGTTATTCCAGTAATATCTACTTCTGTATCTGTAAAAGCAGTAACTGATTCAATACTTGAAGTTAATTGCTGACCTGTAGCAATAATCGTTATATCTGTAAAAGAAGTCTCATCTCCAAGAGATGTTGTTAAAGATATACCGTTTACTTGAACAGTGTAGGCATCACCCCATACAAGGTTGCCCCACTCAGCTCTTCCCCAACCTGTATTAAGTTCTTCTGTAGTTGTTACAGAACCGCTACTTGAAGTTAAGCTAACTCCAGAAACAGATACATTAGTATCGGCTTGATCGCCCCACTGATTCTGTCCCCATGTTGCTGAGCCCCAAGTAGCAGCCATATCATTTTATACCTTTATTAAGCTATTCTTAAAATCGCAGCAGATGTTGTAAATGCAGGGAACTGAATTGTAAATGTTCCAGCTGTTGCAGTCTTATCTCCACCGAAATCTAACACAGCAACTGCATCAGTAGTTCCTGTGCCACCGTCAGTAGTTGTGTTGTAAATTAAAGCTCCTCTAGCTGTTAATGTTACTCCAGTAAAAGATAAATCAGCAAAGTCAGTAATAGCGACTCCTGATGAAACTTTAACACCTTGGTTAACCAAAGCTTTACCACCTGCGGTATAACCTGAAGATGAAACTTCGTTTGTTGAAGCATAGTTTGTTGTTGAAGCACCTAAAGTAGCTGCTGATGTAAACATAGCTAAATTAAATGTATCTGCTGCAGAATCAAAATCGTGTTCTCCAGCTAGTAATTGTTTTTTAAACGAATTACAGATTGCGTTTGTTGTTATTGCCATAATTATTCTCCTTTAAAATTATTGGTTTGGAGAAGGAGAAGGTATTACCACTCTAGGTACACCATCATCAGACTCCGATCGTCTTCTTCTGCCCATTTGTTGTAAAGCAAAATTCTGTACTTCTTCAGTATACTTTGTTTGATATAGGTTGTATAGATTGTCGGGTCCTTTTAAGAACCTAAAAGCTTCAGTTAACACACCATGTAATAACATTGATTCTTGGTATGTAGAAATAAAAGTAGTGTTTGTAGATGTAAATTGTGCGGGGTCTGTAATGTAGTTTATTTGTACTTGAAGCGCAGAACTAGGAACTGGTGCTACTAATAAATTAAAATCATCCCAATTAGCCCAATACTTAGGAGTTCCTGTTGCCCCATCGTTGTTGTATTCTGATATAAAACTTGTATCTCTTTTTTCTAAAAATGTTCTGTTATCACTTCCATCAATTACTTGAACTGATCTAATTATAGTTAAATCAGCAGGTAATGAAACATATCTGTTATTAGCTGTAAAATTTGAAGTAGAGTATTTTCTTAAATCATCATAATCCACTCTGCCTGCAATATCTAATTCAACAGATCTTATGAAGTTTTGTATAATAGTATCAGTTAAAACATTACTATCTACTTCTGTATAATCTCTAACTTGTGTTAAAAAATCTGCGTATGCAATAGCCATTATGTTATACTCACTGTTACTTTACCTGCATAGATAGCTGCTTGTCTTCTTCTGTTCTGTAATGAAGGGTCTGCTGGAATCATAGCACTTGTTCCTTGAGTGATAAATGCAAAATCTCCAGGTAAGGTTAGATTAGCAGTTATCATCCCTTGTCCACCAGAAGATGCTACTTCACCGTTAACAACAGTTGGTTGTTGAAAATCTTGTGATCTAGTATTTTTTAAAGCAATTGCATCTGCTTTATGATAAGGAGGATCTAGTTGTGGATGTTTCGGCTCATATTCTGATATATGAACTAAAGCACCAGTCCACTCTTTAACCATTTCTTTATAAGGAAATGCTTGACCAGATCTATCTGATATTGCCTGACTTCTTTTACCGGTTGCATAACTCATTATACACCATCTCCAAAATAAGTTTGAGGTGAAATATAAACTGAAGTTCTTGAACCATCTTCGTTTAGAGCTCTGATTAACTCATCCTCATATAATTGTTTTAATAATTGTATTCTATCCGGTGCTCTTTTTT